AATGGACTAAAGAATGAAAATTAAGATGTTGCGCCATGTGCGCCAACTATGGAATAGCTCGCTGGTGACTCGGGAAATCAATCGAGCTAATCAGCGGAAATGGATTCGCCAAGTGCGGATATTGGGTGACAGATGGCTTCTTGCGAAATACGTTGAAAGGAAATCAAATGCAAATTAATCCTGAAGCAATCATTGCCAGCATCGAAAAAAGTGCTGGCATTCATTACCGCGATGGCGATGCCGCCGACCGGCTTGCTTGGCAAGTTGGCGCATTGACCGCAAAGATTCGTGAATTGTCGGCACTGCTGCAATACACGGTTGACCAACTTGAGGCGTTGCAAAAGGACAAACAATGATTGGAAGCAACATTGCAGCCGCGTTTGTCAAAGCTCAAAAAGAGTTTGGCCCCGCGCTTAAGTCTGCCATCAATCCCGCTTTCCAGCGCAATGGCAAGGGTGGCCGGTATGCTGATCTTGCGTCTTGTGTGGAAGCTGTGATTGATGCACTGAACAAGCACGGGATTGCGTTGATGCAGCAAAACGTCGAATGCAACGATGGCGTAATTGTGCAGACGATGTTTGTTCACGAATCAGGCGAAACCATCTACAGCGGGCAATTGCATGTCCCTGCGGCAAAACAAGACCCCCAGGGCTATGGCTCCGCATTGACCTATGCCCGCCGCTACAGCCTTATGACTGCCTGCGGCATTGCGCCCGAGGATGATGACGGGAATGCCGCCGTCAAGCCATCCAGTGACGTAAGCGCCGCAACGATGGCCGCGCACATTGCCGATATCAACGACAGCGCCAACAGCGAAGAAATGAGCGCAGCCTACAAGCTGGCATATGAGGCTTGCAAAGGTGATCCGCATTGGATTAGCAAAGTTGTGGAAGCAAAAAAGGCAAGGCAGGCCCGCGCAATGCGCGAAAAAGAAGAAAAGGAAAGGGCTACAAATGGATGAGCAGCGCACAGACGAATGGTTTGCTGCCCGTCTTGGCAAGGTCACAGCCAGCCGTGTTGCCGACCTGATGGCAACAACCAAAACGGGTTATGCCGCCAGCCGCGACAATTTGATGGCACAACTTGTCATTGAAATTTTGACCAATCAAAGGCAGGAAAGTTACACCAATGCGTCAATGCAGTGGGGCACGGAACAAGAGCCGTTCGCCAGGGCTGCTTATGAAGTCACCACGGGCCTGATGGTTGACGAATGCGGCTTTGTGCCACATCCGACGATTGAAGGCGCAGGCGCATCGCCTGATGGCTTGGTGGGTGATTATGGCTTGGTCGAAATTAAGTGCCCAAACTCAGCCGGAATGATTGAAGCCCTGCTTACCCAAACCGTGCCCGGAAAGTACAACACCCAAATGCAAATGCAGATGGCTTGCACTGGTCGGCAATGGTGTGACTACGTTGTGTTTGATCCGCGTATGCCGCAAAAAGCACAACTGTTTGTCAAGCGTGTGCCCCGTGATGCAGACTTCATCAAAAAAATGGAAGCTGAGATTGTGAAATTTCTTGTTGAATTAAATGGCAAGGTCAACAAGTTAAAGGAACTGTTCGAATGAGACAACAATACGAAATCAAATACCCCAGCCGCGAATACACATTGTCTAACGGGGAAAAGAAAACATTTTGGACTACGCACGGGTCAATCTGGGTTGATGAGGACAAAAAATCCATGTCGGTCAAGATTGATAGCTTACCGGTTGGCGACAAATTTACCGGCTATTTCAAAGCGTTTCCGTATGTGCCCAAACATCAACAAAAACAAAAGTCCAGTTATGAGGGACTTCCTGCTGATGATGACTTCGACGAAACAATCCCATTTTGAAAGGAACCATCATGATTAAACGATTCTTGGCCGGTCTTGGTATTGCGCTTGTCACTACAGGCGCATGGGCGCAATGTTCCACGCACACTATTTTTAGTGGCGGGCGCATGGTGACATGCACCACATGCTGTTATTTTGGGAACTGCACCACCAACTGTTATTGATATTCGGGCCGAAAACTGATGCTGATAAGTCATTGTCCTAGGCAGTGCAGGATTGACCTCCGGGAAATCAGACGAAGCAAGTAGGCCCACCTCTTACACGAAAGGACAAGACATGGAAAAAATTAAATTGGTGACTCTTAATCGCGCTTTGACAATGCTGGATGCAATCGGCGCTCGATATGCAATCATTAGCCCAGATGGCACACGTTTTGGCGATTTGCCTTTAGCAGAAGAAAAAACCGGTTATAACTTTGCTGAATTGGGTGCTTATGTAAAGCAACAATTTACGCACGTTGAAGTAGGCGATGTGCTAATCATCCCGGTGGATAAATTTGACGTTGACAAACTGCAAAGCGCAATTACAAGCCACGCCTGCAAAATCGCCGGGAAAGGCAGTTACACAACCTGCCGATCTAAAGACAAAACGCAAATCGAAATCTTGAGGCTTGCGTAATGTCGGCAAATCACATTTTGAAAGCCCACAAGGATCAATTCCCTGCGGAATTCTTACTGTGGTTTCCCGACAACCAGCATATCTGGGTTGCGTTTGTTTCTGAAGCCAGCAAGGTCATTAACGCTGGTTTTAAACACTACTCAGCCAGGACAATAATCCATGTTTTGCGCCATCATTCGGCTTTAATTGAACGGGGCAGCGAATGGAAAATAAACAACAACATCAGCCCTTATCTGGCCCGATTGTTTGCGCTTTGTTATCCGCAGCACAAGGATTTGTTTGAGTATCGAACCACAAAAAAATCACTGTAAAAACATTGCGCGTTCATCTTTGCGCCGCTTATCAAGCCCCGGCAGAACTTTGCCCCCTGCTTTGTTCCAAAGTAAAAAGGCATCTGCTGCGGCTTCCCATTCGCCACGATTGGCTTTAATGCGGATCGTGCTGCGCTGTAGGTTGCCAAGCCCTACATTAAAGGCAAAAGATACCAGAGCGTCAAACCGGCCTTGATGCCCAGCACAGCCGGGAACAAGTCGAAGAACACCACGTTCAAAAGACGCGATATCAGCCGCGAATAAATCATCAGTTTCCTGTCGTGTCCACGCACGGTTATGCTCCGGTCTTAGCGGCATTTCCTTGCGAATCATTGCCACTGGTTTTTCGTCTGTCCTGCTCATCGGCAGTCTGATCTGCTCTTGATACAGCACATGCCCATAACCGATTGTCCAAATATGGGCAGGGCACAAATACGGGCGATTTCGATACCCCTCGTATTTGTGCATCATGTCGGCTGCGGGCTTGCTCAACTTCATTTCTTAGCCCAGTTTCGAGAACCAAACCAAAAGCCAATAATGCCGCCCAGCATTGCCATTTCGTCAGGGCTAAAAATAATGTCCGAATATTTCAAAACATCGTCCATGCTTTTAATCATTCCTGGGTTTGCGTACAGGTAATAACACAAAAAGATGTTGATAAGCACCAGTTCAATTACAAAAATGTAAGTCACTGTCGGGCGCACAGTGCCGACGTAAGATGCAACCCACTTGTGGGCCTTTTCCAGCACCTGTTCGTCGTGCTTTAGCGCCGCTTCCGTCATCTGCGCTTCGGTCTGCATCATCACCTGATCGGTGCGGATTTCCTCGATACGTTGCTGGGCTGCATACCCTTGCGCCGCCATCGCCAATTCGCGCTCGTTTTGCAATTGAGCCAAAGCCAACTCGTGTTTTTGGTCGCTTTTGTTTTGAAAAAATTCAAGCAGCTTTGGCAGGCCACTGATGAGCAAGCCCCCAAGGGTAGAGATTAAAGACAGCATATTATTTGCCCTGTTCTATTGCTTCCAAAATAAACCAAACGGTAGTGACCACTGTGGTCAACACCACCACAATTCCGATTAAAGCAACTACCAATTCTTCCATTTCTTGTTCGTGTTTCTTTTGCGCTTCTTTTTTTCGCCGCGCCGCGTGTGCCGCGTCAGCTTCCATCTTTTGTGCCCTCGCCGCGATTCGCATCCAAACGTCCATTTTGTTCGCTTGGAAAAACAGCATCTTGATTTGATTTTCAAACTCTTTGGCCTGCTCAATAGCCATTTCCAGCTCAAGCGCCTTGCCTAGCGCCGAACCTTTGAACCCGCCTTCTTGTGATTTTTGGACAACTTCAATCGCGTCGGCTTTGGCATCAAAATATTTGCC